CTGAATATCCAGTTTTACTGTTAAGTCAGCTTTCTCTTTGCGTGATGAGGTATCTTTTTTCTGTTCCGGATATACAGCTTTTCCATTCCAATCATAGATGGTGTAGCCTTCTTTCCAGTCTTTTTTAGCATTCTCAAGATTCTTGTATGCCCCAAGCTGGCCCTTACTGTCTCCCCAGGTTTTCCGGATTCTGTAATATTTATCTACAGTTGTAGTTGCTGCCTTTGCGCTGATCAGCTCGTTGAAGTGGTTCCAGTCGCTTTTTGCCCGGATTGCCGAAGGGCAATTCTTTGCGCACACATCATAGTGGGATACCACATGATCTGCGTCAATTCCAAACTTCTGCATCAACATCTTGCAGATTTCAACAGTGTTCCGAAATGCTTTATCATAATTATACCCTGCCTGCACGCACATCTCAATGCCGATAGAATTGTGGTTGTTGCAAATTCCGAAAAGACCACCACCATAGTTAACGCCGACATGCCATGCGCCTCGATTAAAAGGTGTAGCCTGATAAGCCTCGGTATCATCAACATATACATGAGCAGAGTAGCCGGAGAAGTTCCCGTCATGCTGAGCCTTGGCATGTGCCTTTGCGTTTGCTCCTTTTGCAAAGTTATCTGTATTATGGATAACGATGTATTTAGGCACCTGATTTGCATAGCTGTTGTTATTGCTGATTAAACTTGTGTTAAGATTCATTGTAACATCCTCCTTATTCACTTCTGGCATCGAGATTATCTTCGCCAGAATTTCCAATATCTTTGAGCCATAATTCTTCCCGGCAGCCCAGCCTCCGCCCTGTGGATTTTCCTGTATCCCAAGCCATTCAACATATGGGGCTATTTCTCTTTTCACATAACAGAAACGAGGATCCACGCATACACCGTACAGTTTTTCGTTAGATGCATATGCTTTAAGATGCTGGATCTGTGCCCGGATGCCGATCCATGGATGAGAGAACGAATTCCCTTTCATACCATTTTTTGTAACGCCGATTCGGGCAAAATTGTTCTGGTCCAATGTTACGGCAGAACCATTGAACGTGAAATTACCTGTTTCGAGGCAACTTTGCGCAAAGGCGATATCTCCCCTTACTCCTTCCGTTTTTCCTTCTGATATATAATATTCAACCATATCGATTACGGATTTAGGTACTGCCGGATTAACTTTCTGTATATATGACTGCATCTGCTGGACCGTAGCAACTGCAGTTCCAATTATATTCGTTTTCATAATATCCCCCTAAAAAAGGAAAGGGCTTAAGCCCCTTCCTTCTGTGAACCATTAATTTTTCCATCGTCTAAAAGATCTTTCACGCCGCAAAACCACACATCAATTATCTTAAGCAGCGCATCTTCTGATATGATAACCTGCAGCCACTTTGGCAATAATCCTCTCGCCTGCTGAACAACCCATTTTAATTTCTGCTGCCCTGTTCCGGATTCTTTATACATATGTTCTGCTTTCAGGATCAGCTGATATACCTGTTCACGGATACCTTCCAATCCTTTATGTTTAGCATACTGAAACGCGATAACCAAAGTCACTACAAGCAAAATCAACACCGCAACCAGTAAAACCGGGAACGGAATCTGTTTTAAAAAGTTAAGTAATTCCATAAGTAATTCCTCCTAATCAATGCTGTATTTGGCCAGAACTTCTCTGTCCATTTCTTTTTTGTGTGCTTCTGCACGTTGAAGATTTTCAAATGCTTCTTCGAGCTCGCCATTATGCTCTCCTTTTACAATTGCATGATGTAGCCAAAAGAGCACGCGCCCCGTAGCATGTGTGATTTCTTCATCCGCTTTTCTCTGTTCAATTTTATATTTGATGCGTTCCTGGTCTCGTGCATACACTTACATGAGCCTCCGCTCG